GAAAAATATTTTGCAAAAACTTTTCGAGATTCGCGGAACCCGTCCAGCAACAAAACGCGAGCGTGAAGTGGCAACGCATCTAGCGTCTGGATTCACAAATCAGCAGACCGCAGACTTGCTCGGAATCAGCATCAAGACTGTCGAAAAACATCGCGACAATCTTCACAAAAAATTTTTATTCCGTAACACGGCAGACCTGACCAGATGGGCATTGGCGCAGGGTTTGGTGAAGAATGAATGGCTATAAAAAATTTCCAAAAAAAAATTATTGACCACCCAAGATGCTTGGGTTAATTTTGACTCCTAATGAAACCACTAGATACAGAAACTCTCCCATGCAAAATCAGATTTGAGCGTGGAGGACACTATGCATCACAATCGACTTGGTTCACGGCCAATGGCCGTCAGTTCAAACCCATTTATGTCGGAATTGAAAAATTCAAAAACGAGCGTCATGGATTTGGCCGTGCTGTATATAAATGCACCGCGAACGGCAAAGAATATTTCTTCTTTGCGCCACGGGGTTCTGGGAAATGCGTTCCATTTAAAAATTCAGAAATCAATCCAGAAACTGAATTGGAGTTAACTGGCATTTAATATGGAAATACCAACAACAATAGTTCTCCAGCATTGCTGGGATGCGTTTGTAGCACTCGCGCCAATCGCGGGACTCGCTCTCTTAACTTTGCTTTTAACCATAAACAAAAAATGAACGAAATCGCATTAACGGCAATCGTCGGAATTATCGGCATCTTCGTTGCCTACAGGCAGGGACAGTTGTCGATCCTCGACGAGTGGGAAGAATACAAAAGGAAACGCAAAGAACGGGAAATCCGTTGGCGCGAATTTGAGGAGGAGGACTGACATGGCTACGGAAAAAACCGAATCCACTTGCCTTCCTCCTGAAGCGTATATCCGCATCATCGCTCGTTGCACAAACGATCAACCACCGAAATTCAAATCGTCTGTTTACCCTCCAAAACCAAAAAAACAAAAAAAATGAAACTGCTGACAGCAACCCTAACGCTTGCGCTTTGCGCCTGCTCTGTCTCAAAAGAGACTTATACGGAAACTCGCACCCTTCATTACCCGAAGGGAATCACTCCCCACCTAAAAGATTTCTACCTCCAACCGGGGGCAGAAGCACAACAGCAACCAACAACCAATAGCACTCCAGACTACGCAGGTGTCCTGCCAGACTCGGATGTTATTCCAACCGACAACACACAAAACATCGCCGCCGAGATCGAGCGGCTCAAACACGAAAACGAATTGCTTGAGGCGAGAGCCTACAACCAAGCACTCCAAAACCTCTAACCTAATAAAATAAATATGTCACAACTCGTATCTGTATCTGAACTGGAAGCTATGGCTTCCCACATCGTAAAATCTGGTCTTTTCGGAATGAAAAGGCAGGAGGAGGCAGTAGCACTCATGCTTGTAGCTCAAGCCGAGGGCAGGCATCCCGGCACAGTTGCCGCAGAGTATCACATCATTCAAGGCAGACCTGCTCTGAAAGCAGACGCAATCCTAGCTCGATTCCAATCCGCAGGAGGCAAGGTCGAGTGGAAAGACTACACCGATACCAAAGTGTCAGGAACATTCTCTCACCCTGCTGGTGGATCACTCTATGTCGAGTGGGACATGGAGAGGGCTAAAGCCGCAGGACTCGGAGGAAAAGATAACTGGAAAAAATACCCCCGACAGATGCTCCGAGCGAGAGTGGTCAGCGATGCCGTGAGAGGGGTATATCCTGCTGTTTTACAAGGATTCTACACTCCAGAGGAGGTTCAGGATTTCGTGTCTGCTCCAGCCGCTAACGCACCTGTTGCAGTATCCGCTACACCTGTCATCGAGGATAAGCCGAAAGCGAAGAAAGCCAAGGAGGTTGCTCCCGTAATCGAAGCGGAGGTTATCGAGACAACTCAAGAACCTGCCGAAGGTAAAAGCTGGACCGCACCTCTTGAGGCATCGCTCGGAGCGGAAGAGAATGCCGTGAACGCATTCCTAGCAACCAAGGGGCAGATCGATGCTGGGCAGACATGGCGCGACCTTCCAGACGCAACATATCGCCAAAGGATCATCAGCAATCCAGAAGGTTTCGTGAAAGCCGCGACATCAACCAAGGAGTAATATGATTCGGCATTCAGCACTACCAAAATTGCAAAAATGCCCATGCTATGAATCCGCCGGGGGAACATCCCCGGCGGCAAGCAGGGGAACGAAAATCGACTCTGTGATCCGCCGAACCCTTCAAGGCGAGGATTGCATCGCAGAACTCGACAAGAACGATCAGGAGGCGGCGAAGCGAGGCATTGAGATGGTAAAGAGCATTGTTCCTGAAGGAACGGAACTCGAAACCCGCGAATCCGAACTTTGGGTAAAAACTCCCGGCATGGATCATGTAGGGACTGAAGACATTCGCGCCCAGAAGATTCGCGTCTCGTTCGATGTAAAGTCAGGTCAGGTATACGATTACGAGGCGCAGATGGGGGCATATGCTCTCGGCAACATGACTAGGTTCTTTGAGCCAGAGTGGACTTGTTACTTGTTATTCGTTGACCAAAATCGAGTTGTCGAACATAAGTTCACGATGGATTCGGCTACAGAGTTGGTCGATTCGATCATTAAAGCATACAACGATCCAGATAAAAAGCCTGTAAGCAATTCATATTGTGGCTGGTGTGCCAAGAAAAATACTTGCCCACAGGTTGTTAAGCCTACCGAGCAGACCCTGCGTGTTGTGAATAACGAGGTATCAATTGATACCCTGAAGGCGCAACTCGCGGAACCAGAGAAGCTGGGTAAGTTTCTTAAGGCTTGCAATATCTTCAAGAAAGAACTCTGGGACTGGGCAAAGGATGAAGCTAAAGCCAAGCTGGAGCGAGGCGAAGAGGTTCCGGGCTGGAGGCTTTCAAAGGTCAAAGGTGCTGAACAATACACTCCAGACGAAGTTGCTACTGCCGCTCAAACGACAGGCGCAACATACAAAGAAGTGGCTGAACTCTATGGCAACATTGGCGCAGAGGATTTCCGTAAGTGGGCAAATGCTCGCGACTATTTCCCTCTGCCAGAAGATGCCGTTCGCAAACCCGAAACAACCAAAATGCTTGAATCAAAGAAATGAGTGAGAAATATAATGAGTTTATGGGATTTGAACTTCGTTGCAACCCGGCGCATCAAGATGACTGCGAGCGATGGGACTACGAAGTAAAAATCGGAACCAAGTGGCATGAAGTAATCCCCAGCGGATTAAGTTGGAATCGTGAAGAAGCACTTGAATCATTGGTAAAAATTCTAGCTAATAAATTAAATAAATATGAACCAATTAAATCTTAATTTCGAGCCGATAATTGAAATAAAAGGAGATAGCATTCCTGAACGATTCAAGCGATTCCACGCCGCAAACCGCCATGTCTACGATGCTCTGGTCAATCTCGCTCGCCAGTTTCGGCAACGCCGGGGTGACAGCAAGATAGGCATTGGAATGCTGTACGAAGTGCTTCGTTGGAACTACTACATGACCACCGAATCCGAGGACGATTACAAGTTGTCTAACGATTTCCGAGCTTGCTACGCTCGCTTGATTATGAGCCAAGAACCAGACCTAAAAGGTATCTTTCAAACCAAACAATCAGTTGCCGATAATGAAATCTAAATCACCCGCTTTTCAATTCTACCCACAAGATTTCCTTGTCGGTTCCGCCATGCTCTCGGCAGAGGAAACTGGCGCATATATTCGCCTGCTCTGTTATTCATGGACTCACGAGGGTTTGCCAGATGACGATGCACAACTTCAACGATTGGCAGGATGCCATGGCAATGCCATCGCATCGATTCGGCATAAGTTTGGCATATGCGACGATGGAAGGCTTCGCAATGATAGGTTAGAATCTATTAGATTTAAGCAAAAAGAGTATCGTGACGCTCAAAAAGCCAATGCGGTGAAAAGATGGCAAAAACAGCAAAAAGTTAATACTTCTATGCCATCGCATATGCCACGGGATATCCCACCGCATATGCCGTCGCATATGCCATCGCATGAAATTGGCATACCAGTTGGCATATGCCAAACGGATGCTCTTCATACTTCAAACTTCGTTAACACAATAGCTGACGCTATTGTTAGCCCGACTTGCGTCGAGCCAGCACCGAAAAATGAAAAGTTGATTGATGAGGATAAAACTCCGCAACGCAAAAACAATGTCGTTGACGATGCATGGATCGCTGACCTCAAACGGCATTACCCAACAATCGATGTTGACGATGAACTTCGCAAAATGGACGCATGGATTGCGCTCCACCCCGGCAGGCGCAAGACCCGAAAATTCATCGTCGGTTGGCTCAATCGTTGCCAGACAGAACTCGCTCCACAACCACAGAAACCTGCGTTACGCAATGAAGACTATGACTTTACTTGGTAAAAACATGAACAACGAACTACGACCATGCGCTGGCGAGAATTGCTTTGAAGTGCTTGAAGTTCCGATCATTGCAATATTCGGTCGATCACTCGACTTCAAAGTGCTTTGCAATAACTGCGAGCAAAAATTGACAGAAGAGCAAGACAGGAAAGCCCAGCAATTGCGCGAGGATAGGGCTAGAAACGCTTTTGATAGTGCCTGCCCACCTCTGTATAGGGAAAGCGATTTAAAACGCATCCACGGGGATTTAAACGCAATTGCCACAAATTGGCAATATGGTCCAACTGGAGTCTTCATGGAAGGCAAGCCGGGGACTGGCAAGACTCGCGCAGGATGGCACATCCTCAAACGCATGGCGCATCAAGGCAAATCGATCTATGGTTTGACCTCGACCCAATTCGCAAAGTATGCCGCCGATCAATGGCACTCAAACAACGAGGAAAAGGGTCAAGCCTGCGAGGCAATGGAACGATGCCGCCGCACCTCAATCCTGCTCCTAGATGACCTTGGAAAGCAAAAGATGACCGAGAGAGGCGAGACTGAACTTTACGATGTTCTTGAGCATCGAACAACCAACCTAAAGCCGACAATAATCACCACAAACGCAACTAGCATTCAGCTTGGCGCAATGCTCTCCGAGGATCGCCGCCAACCAATTCTTCGCCGCATTAAAGATTTCTCAACAATAATCAAAATATGAAAAACAAAACATCATCCATCCCACTTCTGCAATATGTCTGGGTGGACACTCGGTTCACGCATGAGGAACCAATCGGCTTCCAAGAAGCGGAGTGGGTTCAAACTGTAGCGATTCCTGATCGCGCATGGGGACTCAATGTAGTTTTCCGCAAAGGAGGCCCAATGTATCGCAACCTGCCTCCCCATGCGATTGCGTTTTGCGACAACCCTACAGACTGGACAATCAATGACGCGCAACTCTGGAACTGTTATGGCTACCAATACGAACATATGGTTTGCGACCACCTCGGTGACTCGCAAGTCATGGCAAATGTAGACGATGATTGGCATCAGGGAAGATATCTGTTCCAGACTAGCTTCATCGATGATTCCTACTCGCTTCAGCCAGAGCAGGACAAAACATTCTTTTGGATTCGACTAGACAATGATCGGTTAACTATCCTACCGACAAACAAAGTAACTTTTATCGATGCTTCATTTATCAATGAAGGATCAGTTGATCGCTTAAAATTGCAGACTGAAATCTATCGGTGCGAAGAAATTTAAAAATAAAATATATGGATAAATCAATATGGGATTCCGCACCAGATGATGGTGCAACCACCGATCAACACGATGCATTTATTCACCTAGTTAATGGTGAAATTGCCGCTGAACTTGGATGGAAATTTGAATACAAAAAAAATGTCTGGACACGCGCAGACCTAGTATTTACCGAGGTTCCCAGCTACATGACTGACCTCAACCTCTGTCAAGACTTTTACGATGACTTCCGCGAAAACGAGGAGCATATGTATACTGCTCTTTTATCTAAAATAATATTTGGTGAAGATTTGGTTGACGGGATTCATTTTAACCCTATATCAATGGTATTCGCAACAGCACACGAAAGATGTCTTGCTTTTTGCGTCTTACGAGAATTATAAATAAATAGATTATGAGTAAACACACAAAACCAACAAAGTTGGTGATCAGCGCGGTCACCAAAAAGAAGCACACGAAGCCTACAGGACACACTATCGAAGTCATGTTACCACATGAACTCGCAGTCAACTGGGCCAATACAATCGGCTCTCGTATTGAAGCTATCAAGGCCGAGATCGAGGCAAGCAGGTATCCAACCCATGCTGAATCGCAACCTACACCAGAACCTGCAATCCAACCTGAAGCTATCGCTTAATTATGTCTAAATATCAAATCGATCAAGATGGAACATATCTCGGTGTAGTATCCGAACCTATCTATGGATGGTTGGGAGAAAACAAAAAAGGTTCACGATATGTTCGACTGTCAGTAACAATCAGCACCGAAGGAGATCAAAAAGGCAAAACCATCGATTGGTATGGATACCTCGGTGAAGATGTAGGAAGAGACGGGAAAACAAAGACACAACGCACAGTCGAAACTTTAGAGAATTGTTTCGGCATTAACTGGGATTGGGACAACATCAACTGGGCAGGACAACAAGCAGAAGTTGTAGTCGAGCTTGAAGAATATAATGGCAAGATAAGTCCAAAAGTAAAGTGGCTTAACAATCCTAATATGGATCGTTCCAATGGTGGCAAATCAACAGAAGAGATCGAAGCTGAAAAGGCAGAAGCTAAAGCCAAATCCGCAGAGATCGCAAAAGAATTGCTATCATCCGCTCCTCGACGCTCCACAGGAAAGTCTGTTGCTAGCACTACAAAGACCGCAGTAGCGTCCAAGAATGCAAATAGACCAACGCCTCAACTAAAGACGCACGACGAGGAAGGCGACGAAATCCCGTTCTAATCAACTTCTGGTATTGTGGCGGCAACCATGTTTGCTGGTCATCATTAACGCCCGATCCGTAACCGCATAAAAGCGGGTCACACCCTCCAACATGAATTGGACACATGAACAACTCATCAAACTCGGATACCATCTCCACCCAGACGGAGACTACTACCTTAACCCTCCTTCTCCCAAACTATCTAACCCCATCCCTCAACACAATCCTATCAAGCCATTGGTCAAACCTCCACAAGCACAAACAAAACGCAAAAACCGCGTTGCTCTCCGCATTGAAAGAGTTGCCACAAAACTCCAAGACTTTGATAACTTCGTGGGCGGAACAAAACCTCTCACCGACCAACTTCGATACCTTGGTATCATCCCTGACGACGACCCGGCTTCCATCATCGCCCACTACTCACAACAAAAGTGCAAACACAAAAAGGACGAGAAAACCATCATCCAAATCACCTACCAGCCACTCACACCACCCACCCGCACAACCCCATAAACACTAGCCCTGCGAGCAAAGCGAGCTAATTATACACACCACCCAATTTATGAGTCAAGCATATTCGCAAAATATTTCAGAAAAAAATTTAGTCCTAGAATCGCTACAAAATAAAATCGATTTCTTACGAGACTCTCTCCACAAAATCACAGAACCAAAAGAGCGTCTCGATACTCAAAAACAAATCCTCGATCTCAAAATCGAACTCGCAAAACAATTCAAACCTCAATGAACGATTCAGCAGAAATTCCAGAGCAAAAATCTGAAGAAAAATCTGAACCAAAAATGGGCAGACCTTCCAGCTATTCACAAGAATTAGCTGACGAAATCTGCAATAGACTCGCTCATGGCGAAACACTCCGATCTATTATCGCCTCCTCTCCTCATTTACCAGACAGGTCTACAATATATCGATGGAATGCTGATAATCAAAACTTCCGCGACCAATACACAAAAGCCAGAGCAGAGCAAGCCGATTACTACGCAGAACTTATAGTAGATGAATCTTACTCTTCACACGATGCCGCAATAGGCAGACTTCGCGTAGATGCGCTCAAATGGGCCGCATCCAAGATGGCTCCAAAGAAGTACGGAGAGAAGATCGAGATCGAAACAGCACAACCGATCACGCTCGCGTTCCAGCTACCTTCCCGCGCTCCTGAACGCATCGAACTGGAGTCAAACCAAAAAACCCTTGAAGCCTAGAACAGAACTCCGCATCGCTATCTGCATCGATGGTTGCCCGGTTGGACCTCGCTTGCAACGCAAGGAACCTCTCCCAGACTACCAGCATACCTATGACTATACGCCTACTGGGATCAAGCAGGCTGAAAATGACATGATCAAGATTCAGGCTTATATCGATAAATATCATGGAGTTATCAAGCGGAAATAGGCTATAACTTCCAATAACAGCAGTAGTTGATAATCAAAGACACTTTATGCAAGACACAGAAAACCAACGCAAAACAAAAGACAAGTACATCATTGTGCGTCTCGCAATCAACGAGGGGCAGTACAATATCAGTTCGTGTTATCCGCCAACACGAATGCACTCTGGCAATATCGAAGCCACCGAGGAGGCTGAACGCTTGGCGAAGGCATACCCCGGCATTCCGTTTGCTGTCTTTAAGCTGGACGGCATTGCCACAGTACCAACCACACCTGTGCAATGGACTACCCTATGAGATTCCACATTCTAGGATTACCGCACACAGTAACGAGCAAGGAGTATGTAGCCTGTGCATACACGCAAAAGGTACTTAAATTCGCACAGGGCATGACTAGGCGCGGCCATGAGGTTCTGCACTACGGACATGAGGACTCCCAGCTAGAGTGTGCTGAACACATCTCTGTTGTCGGCAATGACGATCTAGCCAAGGCGTACGGCAGTCACGATTGGCGCAAGACCTTCTTTAAGTTTGATGTCAATGACCATGCCTACAAGACCTTCTACCGCAACGCTATTCGCGAGGTAGGCAAGCGCAAGCTGAAGCATGACTTTATCCTGCCGTTCTGGGGATCGGGAGTGCGTCCTGTTGTTGACGCTCACCCTGACCTAATAGCAGTCGAGCCGGGGATCGGCTACGCTGGCGGGCATTGGTGCAGGTGGAAGGCGTTTGAAAGCTACGCTATTTACCATGCCTATTGCGGTCTACAGGCGGTTGGCAATTGCAGGCAGGACTGGTACGAGGTGGTCATTCCAAACTATTTCGATCCTGAAGACTTCACCTATCGAGGCAATGACGAGAAGGAAGACTACTTCTTGTACCTTGGCAGGGTCTATAGCGGCAAGGGAGTAGATGTGGCGATTCAAGCCACAGAGAAGGCAGGCGTGAAGCTAGTCATCGCAGGACAGAAGGAGGTAGGCTACAAGCTACCAGACCATGTCGAGTATGTCGGCTATGCTGATGTGGAGAAGCGAAAGCAACTCATGTCGAAAGCCAAGGCATCGTTCGTACCATCGCAGTATGTCGAGCCATTCGGCGGGGTTCAGGTCGAGAACCTGTTTAGCGGCACACCAACGATTACTACTGATTGGGGGAGTTTCGCGGAAAACAATCTCCACGGGATCACAGGCTATCGATGCAGGACGATGGGAGACTTCGTGGATGCGGTGCAGGCTATCCAGCAAGGCAAGATCAGATCGGAGGATTGCAGGCTATTCGCGAACAACTTCTCCATCGATTCTGTGATGCCTATTTATGAGAAATACTTTCAGGACATCCTTGATGTCTACGAAGGCAAAGGGTGGTACGCCGAGGGCAACAACATTGAAGCATTAACCAAGAAATATCCATTGTGAATTTGAAGATTTACATTGGGAAGAATGATGACTTGCCGAATGTTCACAGGTCATTTGTTTTTCTGAATAGCAAGCTAGAAAAGCATTGGGATCGTGTAACAGTTGTTAATTCTAGCGGCAGTCAATTTGAGTATCCAGCATTGAAAAGGATATGGGACGATAGCCAGAACGAAGACTTCTTTGGATTGTATTTGCATTGCAAGGGTGCGAGTAAGACCATTGAGGAGGAGTTCCAGAATGGATTAGCTTGGCTGGAGTATATGCTTTATGGATTGGTTGATAACATGGAGTTGTGCCTAGAGCATTTGAGCAATGGTGCAGACTTGGTTGGCTCGATGTGGTATCGGCATTTCAAAGGCAACTGCTTTTGGTTTAGGAGCGATTATGTACGAGGGTTGAAGAACCCATTGGAGCTAGATCAATCCAACAGGCATCAGGCTGAATATTGGGTGGCACAACAATATTGGTGGGGCGGATATAGGCATCCGAAGGTTAAGAACTTATTCTATCTTCCTTGGAAAAGTGATGATGACTTCTTGAGTTTAAAACAACACAGCATTATTCCAGATATAACCCAAAAGAATAGATGCGTATCAATTTCAAATATCATTAACAGTAAAAACTATATGGTATTTGACGAGATAGTATTATCAGAAAAAGAAAATGATATGTATAGGAATATTATTTCAGAGTACATTAATTATAATGCAGTAATAAAAATAAACTAAAATGGCTCATCACGCGCAACAGCAATACTGCCTATCAATAAAGGCAAGATTCCCAGATAAGTTCAATTCCGTATCAGTCTTGGATGTAGGATCAATGGATATAAACGGGAACAATCGTTATTTATTTGATAACTGTGAATATACAGGGATTGATATCGGAGAAGGAAAGAATGTAGATGCAGTTGTCTCTGGCAATTTATTTAGAAGCGACAAGGAATTTGATGTAATTATATCAACTGAATGCTTTGAGCATGATAAGTTCTGGGTTGCTACAATATTCAACACTTGGATGCATTTGAAGCGTGGAGGGATTTACTTATTTACTTGTGCTTCTGAAGGCAGACCAGAGCATGGAACAAGCAGAACTGATGGATGGGCATCTCCATTTACCAATGATTACTACATGAACCTTAATGAAAGCATCGTGAGGTCGAGTCTACCATTAGACAGAATGTTTTCTGAATATGAATTGAACACAAACCGCAATTCATGCGACTTATACTTTTGGGGAATTAAACTATGAACTATCCATATCACGAATTCGTTTCTCGCCTGTGCAAGTCAGGCGAGCAGATCACATCAGAGTTGTCACCAGAGCAGGCACACCTAGTCCACATGGCTATGGGAGTTTCTGGTGAAGCAGGCGAGTTGCTAGATGCAATCAAGAAGTCAGCAATCTACGGCAAGCCACTAGACTGGGACAATGCGGTGGAGGAATGCGGTGACTTGCTGTTCTATATTCAGGGAGTGCTGAACCATCGCGGAGTCAGGCTGGATGAGGTTGTCGAGATCAATCGACTGAAGCTACAGAAGCGGTATGGAGAGCGGTACAGCAACGAAGCGGCAATCGAGCGGAAGGACAAACAATGAGAGCAACACTAGAATTCGATTTACCGGAGGAAGAGCAAGAGCATCGCTACGCATTAGCTGGAGTCGATGCGCTTCTATTGGTTAATGACCTTGAAGAAGCAATCAGGGAATTACTCCATAGAGATTGCGGGTACTTTACCCATTGGAAAAATGAAGAAGGAGAAATCTGCGAAGGATGTCCAGAGACCTTGCGGAGGGTTTGGAACTGGATCATCGAACAGAAGCAAGAACGCAAACTACCTGATTTACTATAATGGACTTTGAAAAAGATTATTGGGGCAACTGCTGTAATACTTTTGATGAAGATCAGAAGCATTATGTCTACGCAAGATTCATGGGATTGAAACGAGTTGGCTACTCGTTCGATGTGGGAGGCGCGAGGATCATCGACATTGGTGGTGGTCCGACATCGATGTTGCTCAAGACGATTAACCTTGCGCCTCGTTCGCTCGTTGTAGACCCGTTGGATTACCCGGTATGGACATACGACAGGTATTCCACGAAGGGCATTGATTCGATGATCTGCCGAGGTGAGGACATCTACGAGGAAGGCTATGACGAGGCATGGATATACAACTGCCTTCAGCATACTGACGATCCAGAATTGATCATCCAAAACGCATTAAGGGCGGCAAAGACATTGCGAATCTTTGAGTGGGTAGACATACTGCCGCATGAAGGTCACCCGATTGAATTGACAAAGGAGAAACTAGATCGATGGATCGGGAAAGAAGGTCAAACGATTCAGCTTGGGGAGTCTGGATGCTTTGGCAAGGCGTATTACAATGTGATCACAATATGACTTGGGAACGATACGCATTGGAGTTGGCGAGGGTTGCGGCGATGAAAAGCAAAGACCCGTGGAGGCAGGTAGGTGCTGTTGTATTGCGGCACGACAGGACTGTTGCTGGAGTAGGCTACAACGGCTTTCCATCAGGCGTTGATGAGGACTGGGAGTGTCGGGAGAGGCGGCGATTGTTCGTTGTCCACGCCGAGGCAAATGCGTTGAGATATGTCAAGCCAGACGAGGGATGGTTGCTGGCGAGTACGACATTGCCATGCAACAATTGTTTGAAGACGATTGTGTCATACGGGATCAAAAAAATAGTGTATGGTGAAACATATCCGAGCGATGAGAGTTCATTGGATGTA